GAATTTTTCCTGGCATAGGAGTGTTTCTTACAATACATCTTTTACTGATAAAATTTTTACATCGATTGGATAAAATTTCATATTCATCGTCAGAAATAACCATAATTACTCTACCTCATTAATATAGTTAGTCTTACCATATAAGAACTCATTTTGACAGCCTTCTTCGATTTTGTCAAGTACTTCTTGAGTAAAGTATTTTTCTGGATTCTTGAGAATAACAGACTCAAAGGCTTTTTCACCATTTGGTAATTCATATTGTTTGGAGAGTTTTTTGAAGATACCAAACTTTTCAGCTAAGTCTAACAGCCCATAATATGGATCAAGACCATCTGCATAATCTAGGAGAGTTTCAACTTTTTTGTTCTCGATAGTCAATCGTGCTTTCTTGAGAACTGCCGTGACAATAGCTCCTGTAACAGCATTATCCTTGTCTTTATCTTTCTTTTTAGATAGAAATACAATAGTAGAGGCAGCATATTCTAGCCCTGATCCTCCACCCATTTTTTTGATTGGAACATATGCGCCTGTCACATCATACACATGATTTGTGACAATCATTGGCACCTTAGCTTTGCCAAGTTTAAGAGTAAGAACACGGAATGCACCACGAATTAACTGGGCTCTGGTCATATCTCGTGTATCTTTACCTTCGGTCATATCTGCAACTTCTTTTTCAGTTGACAGATTGCCCAGAGAATCAAGGACAAACAGCATACTTGGCTTGTCGTCTTTCTTGTTCTCCATATACTTATCGAGAATCTTGATTGCTTGTGTTCTAAACTCTTGAACAGTAGCAACAGGAATGATACCAATTCGTTTTGTATCTACACCTCTATCAGCAAGCATTTGTTTAGAGATAGCAGATTCAGATTCAAAATAGAACACAAATCCTTTTGGATTATTCTTAAGAAATTCACGACAAATATTGATAGCATAGAATGTCTTGCCTGTTGATGGTTCGCCTGCTAAGGCTGTTACTTTGTTAGCAGGAAAACCACCATAGATTGAACCAGACATAAGTGCATTTAGTGAGTATGAACCGGTGCTGATATAACCTGTAATATCACCAGCTTCGATACCATCATCGGCAATACCAGCATATTCATTGCCCGTCTCTTTAAGTAAGCTTGAAAACATATCTGACATATAAGTATCTCCTTATACTAATGTGGGTGAAGAATCAGCAATCTCGCCACTCTTCTTTTTTCTACCTCTCTTACGACGATATGGTTTAATTGTCACATATTCCATATCATCATAATCTCCAGTCAACTCAGGTTCTTTTTGAGGTGCTGGTGACTTTTTATTTATTGAGATATTAAAAGCTAACAGCAACAATACCGCTAATGGGTCAAAAACTAAAATAAGAATGATTATAACAAGTTTTACGGCTTTTTCAAGTATTTTGTTGTCAGATGCATCATAAATCATCTCAGCAATATATTTGATCGGTCCAACTTCAGCCTCTATCTTCTTGACTTCGGATTCAAGTTGAATCTTCTTTTCACGGAGTGATGATACTTGCTTTTCTTCCGTTTCTTTTTTAGCAATCAAGTCTTCTCTTGTTTTCTTTTGTTTATTAGCCTGATCCAATGACTTGTCAGCTTGACCTTTCTGTATTAGAACATCAAGTGACTTGTCAATCACAGATACCTGTTTATCATAATCTGCGATAATTCTTTCTTTGTCTCTAATCTTATTGTTTATACTTTGAACTTCGGTCTGCACACCTGTATCCATCTTGAGTTGTTGTTCAATGTGGGCTTTAGATAAAAATCCAAAAATGCCCATAGAAGTAATAAGCATCAACACCAAAACAGCAAAAACTAGGTATCCTCGCACAAGTTTAGATGTTCCAGACCAGTTGTGATATAACCAAGAAATGCTGACAAGTTTGGCAATCTCCAATGTTGTACCCATAATAACGATTGGCCAGAATGCACCAGAAAATATAGCAGTCAAGCCGACTATTGAATAAAAACCAGCAACACCGGATAGCACCAAACCCGTCAGAAATACGACGGGTGGCAAAAATTTGTCTTTCATTGGATTGTTTTAAGAAACCTTTCTATTGATTTTCATAGACTACGACAAAATCTGGGCAATCTCTAAACATCTGAGGTAATAGATTGCCTTCTTTTTGTATCATATACTCTAGAATACCAAAATTAGAATCATACTTGTCATCAGCCCTCAGGGCATCTCTGACCAATTCAACACAAGAAATATGTGTGTCATCTGCTAACTGAAATAGATCATCATACGGTTTATCCTTATTTTTCACGAGAGCATCGATAATACGAGACCATTCTTTATTATCCATATTTTTAGGGCTTAACAGACACACAGAATCACAGTCAAACACCTCATCAAATGTCGAATAATGAACACCAGATACAGTTGCTTCCATAAACTTGAAGTCAAACACATCTCCAGGATGATCGAGATAGTCACAATTCATTAGAGCATGTGAATACCTTGACCATTTACCTGTCTTGACCCATGACATAAATTTTACTGCTAGACTTGAGAGATGATAATTGTTACCAGTCAATATAATGTAATATCCAGATGCAAGCAACTGGATGATTTGTTTTTTCTCATCTGGTCTTAGTGGGTCTTTGGTCCTAAATTGAATTTTAGGAGGTATAGCCGCTAACCAGTGATATACTCTATACAGTATTCCTTGATACTTCATGGAAGTATTTAGTAAATGGTGGACCTGGAGAGACTTGAACTCCCAACCAATCCGTTATGAGCGGATGGCTCTAACCATTGAGCTACAGGTCCATTCTGTATAATATATCAGATAACTGGTATATTGTCAAGAAAATATCAGAACAGCGTATTTGTTTTTTCTGTTTTCCAATCGATACAATCAAGAATGATCTTGAGTGGTTCAAGGAACGATTTCTCAAACTGTGTCTGATGATCTATATATTTCACCAAATCAAACTCTTTCGGTATGACTTGTTGAAATGATATGACATTACTTTGAACAGTATTAGGCTGTTTCAGATAGATAAACTTAATCTTTTCACCTTCTGCAATCAAAGAATACTTCTTAGTGAGATTCTTTTTCTTGATCAGTGAATTATATAGAATAGTGCCTCTGACATGGATTGGTGTGCCAGAAGGATCTTTTGTATACTTTGTAATACCATTTACACCACGAGGAAAAGCAATGTCAGCAGGATCGAGAGTTTGAAAATCTTTCCTAAACTTCTCAATAAACTCAATCATATCATCCTCAGTTTTATTGAGTATAACATCAATCGATTCGGCTAATTTTTCACGACATGCTGTAGGTGTTGAAGACTTGATCATCTCAAGCCCCATCACTTTTACCTTTGGTTTAGCATATTCAACACCTTCATTATTATACACATTGATTATGTAGCGTTTCTTGGCTGTCCAAATACCCTTGTCAGCCAGAGCTTCACGCTTCATAATCATTTTTTGTTGGTAGGCGTTAGTATATTGAGCAAGGCTATTATAAGATTTGTCAATAAATGGTTGTATTTTAGTTTCACATACCTTGTCCATGAATTGGATGACATCTCTGACCCCAATATTCGGATTCTTTTCAGCAATAGTTCTGCTAACCAATTCATCAAGAGATAGATAAATCGAGTCTGTATCTGATGCAATTACATAGTCCTTTTGATCTGTCTTCAATAATTTATTTAGATATTCGTTCAGACATTTTTCAATCCAACGAATAGCCAACTGCCCTGCTGTCGTAATAGCAGAGGCTTGACGAATATCAAAGAACCTAAAGAACTGGTTACCTAGTGCACCATAAGCTGAGTTTAGACACACTTTCTTAGCAAGCTGTAGATTATTATATCTTGAAATGCGCTTCTCAATCTCATATCTCTTTTCTGGATCTGTCTCCTTTTCCAAAGCTTTCTTTGCTTCAATGGATTTCTTCTTATATACCGAACGGTCGTTATACATATCTTCCATCATCTTAGCCAAAAAGCCTTGCTCTTTCACACGAAAGAACTGACCATTTGGTGTTAATGTAACTGATTCATTAACAAGTCTGGAAGTATCTATATGACCTGTTAATAGACCATCCACAGTCACATTTTTCATAAGTATACTTCTCATAACATCTGTGTATTCTTTTGGTTCAACTAACATTTCTGGTGAGATATTAAACTGCATGATCAAATGTGGATACAGAGAATTTAAATCGAAAGATGCTATCCACTTATGCATACCAACTTGCGGGTCTTTCACATAAGCACCAACATAGGCTTCATCCTTATTGTGCTGCTCAATAGGCGGTATAACTATATTCATTTTCTTAAGATGATTATAGATAAGAGCATCCCACATTCTAACTTGTGCAAAGATATCTTCATAGTTAGTTTTGCTGTCATAGGCTAGAGTAAGGGCTAGATCGATAAGCTTTAACTTATCATCCAACTTATCGACAAGTTCAACGTCTTTGATGTTATACTCAATGAACAATTGATAATTATCACGATAAAGTGTGTGAAGATTACCATACTCTTCATATGACAACTTACGTTCTTTTAGTTCAACATGAGCAATGTTATCAAGCTTATATGAATCCTGAGATTTACCTTCAGGAGCATATCTTTGATACATATCAAGATAATCAAGACATGAGATACCAATTAAATTATATGTCTCAAATTGTCTACCCATACCATAATTGACCTTACGATCACTTATGATACCCCAAGGAGATAATCTCTTAGCATATTCTTCACCCAATAGTTTTTTGATACGGTTTACGAGATAGGGCACATCAAAGAACTTGACGTTCCAGCCAGTGATGATGTCGGGATAATCACCTGTCCATTCATCTATAAACCTCTTGATGAGATCAATTTCATCAGAGCACCGGACATAACGTACATCATCACGGCTGTTGACAAATTCACCACACCCAAAGACAACGAATTGTTTTGATGTCTTATAGGTGATAGCAGTGATAGGTTCATAAGCAGTTGCAGGCTCAGGGAAACCATTCTCTGAACCGACTTCGATGTCAATGTTACAGATAGAAATCTGATCCCTATCCCATTCTACATCATCTGTATAGTGATCAGAGATAAAGGCATATTCATACTTTTGATTGCCGTATATTTTAAAGTTCTCTACGGCTTCATATTGCTTAACAAAGTCTCGACAGTCACGGATGCTACCAGGTTTAATCTCTGATACATATTCACCCTTGACTGTGCGGAACTTTGTCGGTTTTTGAGATGTTACATATAATGTAGGATTATAATCAATTTTTTGTCTTATTTTTTTACCATCTACGATTCCACGAAATAGGATTTTAGACCCATATACTTGGACATTAGTGTAAAAAGATTTTGTCATTATGATCCTTTGGGTATAAGTAGGTTTGGCTGAGGTGTGATAATCTTGCTAAATGCCATTTGGTATTGATTGACGAACTCGGGGATGGGTGTCATTATAAGCAAAATATGCTGTTTGTCAAGAGTAAATTCAGTATCAGAAGAAAATTCGGTCCATGGTGCTAGACCTACTGTAGGTTCTTTCATATTCTGTTTATTTGGAATAACAACGATACGAATAGGATTCTTTACTGTGACTTTGAATCCTGTATCCAATGTTACTTCTACTAGAATTTCTTCACCTGTGATTAGGCGGATAATCTTAATTTCATTTTTCATTTGTCAATAATCTCCACTAGATAGTCATAGACTGCTGTTGTAACCCATCTTTCCGGAATCAAGGTCATCTTGGATCCGGATTCATTTAAGTATGTATAAGAGTTTTCATAGTCCATAATCTTGACTATCTTCTCCCATCTCTTGTCCCAATCACGTTGAACGATTTGAGTTTCAAGAATTACCATGCCTTTTTCCATTTTTTATCCTTATTTAAAATAATACCAAACATCGTTGATCGTAGTTAGAACATTCTTACTAATCTTTGATGCAAATTCATCGACTGATCTATTCACACCAGAAATTGTTTTATAGTCGTGACCACTGAATAGCCCACCAGGCTTAAGTTTGCTCCAGTAGTTATTACAGTCTCTCAATGTCTGTTCATATTCATGTAGACCATCAATAAAAACAAAATCTAAAGAACTATCAATAAACTGATCAATAGCAACATCTGATGTCATTCTAAGAAGCTTATATCTGTTCTTATATGGCTTCATAGTTTCGGTGAATTTCTTCAACACATCTTCACGATCATTTAGATTATTGCCATTCCAATCAATGTATGTTGTGTATGGATCAACACAATACAAAAATAAATCTTGTCGTGTTTTGAGTAGATACGATGCGGTTTCACCAACATCTGATCCAATTTCTAACCCAACTGGATTCTCCACATTCTTAATCAGATCAAGAATACCTTCACCAGAACAATTATACACAGAGTTATTATTCTTGGTGATATATGTAACTCCACCACTTCTAGTATCATAGATTAACTCAGTCATCTTTAAATTCTCCACTTGGTGAGATAAAACCACTCACGCCAATTTTATCAACTTCAACGACATTATACTTGCTGAGAAATTTATACATGGCATGTTCAACATTAATGTCAAATCTGATCGAATCGTTAATCATATTGACCACTTCATTTCTATATGTATTCAACAAAGAATAGTCCATATGATAAAGTCTGGTCTCATAGAATTTTTTTGCGTTAGTTTCTTCTTGTTTTTGTGGAGACATCCAACTATCAAATGATCTGAGAAACACAAAAGCGTCTTTATGATCAAATCCTGGTTTAAAGTTATTATTCAATACATATCTACCAGAAATCTTATAGATACGTCTTGCTTCTACAGGATTCTTACTGAACCAATCGAGAAAATGAAACAAACACAAATTCTCAATAAATGTTTTAAATCCTCTCTGGGCATATAATCTAGTCTCTGGATTCTCATATGCTTTGAATATATGAACATCCATATCTTCAATGATCTTTAGCTTATCTGCATCTGGATCTTCTGATGATCCTTCTATTAGATATAGTTTAGAATTTGAAGGTCCATATTTTTTGATTGATTGAATTGTTTCTATTGTTTGATTGAATCGCTCTTCACTGCTATACTTTGAAAGTTGATCAATCGTTCTCAATGCACTTGTAATTAAAAAAATACCATCATATGTCATTTTCTACATAATACCCATTGTTAGGTCTAATATTGAATGCTTTGGTGTTTTCTTTTGAACATATCCAAAATTCATCACGAAATCTATTCGATAAGTTTCTAATCCATGGATCATTAGATTTATTTTTAAAATTGATCCACCAATTATCATCTCGTGGATCGGGCAAAGCATTAATATGGTTTGATGTTGCCCACCAAAAATTACCTTTGAAATGTGGTGGTGTCGTTTGATAATCAATACCAACAGCATCATTAGTTTTTAATTGATCTACACACATTCTCCAATATGTTATCGTTCCCCAATTCATCAACTGACGCCATAAATGTCTGTTCTTAAATTTAGACGCATGACCATATTTGATAAGACAATTAGAAACAGATGTGACGGCTTTGGTGTGGAGATAGAGTATATTCATTTCTTCTCTTTTGCAATCATCATAAAGTTTGGTCAATGTATGAGTTTCACTTATTGGTTTAACTGCATCGCCCTGCAAATGTGACCAATCTTCCAACATTTCAAAATCATTGCCATATTTACTTTCAATGACTTCTATTTCAAAGTTAGCAGGGAATGATTTACAGAGATTGGCAAAAATATCCAATCTCTTATCTTTCTTTGATATGACAGTAATCTTCATCATATCAATATTAGACATTAGACCATCTTTCTCCATGAGACACATTTGATCTGTAAAGATATGTGCCCATGAAAAATAATCATCCAAATAACCATGATAGTATACTCTATTTTTCATTTGCTAATCTCTACTTTTGGAAAATAAGTTATAAATGTATCATTGTTCTTATTCCTAATAGACTTGATCTTTGACTTGATTTCATCAAAGAAATTCCAAGCAAGAGGAACAAATACAATTGAATCATCATTCTTAATGCTATCTACACTCAAAATAGGAATACTTTGACCAGGTGTAAACTTTCCTTGTTTGAGTGGATTATCATCAACAATCCAATCCAAATCAATCTTAGCATAATTCAACAGAGTCATACCTTTTGCAGCAGCACCATAACCTACGATTTTAGTCTTATTGTCTACTGACCTGCAAGCAAAGATGGTATTTCTCAACTTGTTTGTGATGGTCTCACAATTCTTAGCATAGTCGATGTATGTCTGTTCTGATAGAAGACCTGCTTTTCTTTCCATAGCAATGTGATTTTCAATATTAGCCTTTCTGGCAGCATTCTTATTCTTAGAGATAACAAAAATGTAACTGTTACCATGCAGAGGGCATTTGACAACATCAACCAAATACATACCTGCCATCTTACATAATTCATTCATAGAATTTATGTTATAGAAAGAAATGTGTTCATGATAGATGGTATCAAACTCATTGTTCCTAATCATATCAGCCTGTGAAGTCTGAATGAATAGAAGTGAACTATCAATCATGATGTTTCTAGCAGCATTTAAAAATGCTCTTGGATTATAATTATGAGCAAACACATTCTGTGCTACAACAATATCGAAATGTCTGTATGTCTCACTTCTGTTCGATACAACGAAGTTCATATCAAAGAATGTTGGATATACTGTATGATTCTTAGATGAAAGTGGATACAGATTTTGTGCAGGGTCTACACCATATGTATAAGCCCCCTTTTCTTTAAAGAAGTCTAATTGTGTGCCATCGTTACATCCAATATCCAAAATGTTCATTGGCTTGAACATATTCATTATTGAAAAATATTCATAAGAATAATCAGCAAACCATCTGAAATGATCTTTCATGGTCTTGGTTGTGCCACTAACATATAGATAATCTTTAAACATTAATTCTGGATCAACAGCATGTGTTAATTGTACATGATAACAATCAGTACAACGATTAATTGCCAGAGGAAATTCTGTTTGTTTTTCAGCTTTTGTGTTTTTATATGAATTTGCTAGAGGTTGATTGTTGAGATTCAAAGTAAGCTTTAGATTCTCTGAACCACAGGCTAAGCAATGGTTCAGTTCCATCATGTTTTCAGTGAATTTCATTATTTAATCCTTATACCAATACCAAACATCTTGAGGAACGACTTTGATGTCTTTGTTGATACTATGTGCAAAGTATGCTACTGCATTATGCACATCCTGAATGGTAGTAAAATCGTGACCACAGAATAAACCACCTTGCTTCAACTTATGCCAATAATTTTTACAGTCTTTTAATACTTGCTCATATGTATGAAGACCATCAACAAAAATGAAGTCTAAACTTTGATCTTCAAACATTCTTACGGCATCATCAGATGTCTTACGGATGTGAATAAATCTATCACCAAAAACACTCGTTCTCTCTTTCATAATAGACATAACACGTTCTCTATCATTCACTTCTGACCCATACCAATCATTATATGTAATGTAAGGATCGATGCCATATAGTATAGAATTTGGTAGAGAACTTAATAGATGAACACTTGTAGTTCCATAATCTACTCCAATTTCAATTCCAACTAAATTATTTTTTCCCTGAAGAAGAGAAGGAATCCCTTCTCCAGGTAACCAACCAGGAGCTTCGTATTGTGTCATAGATTAATCCATTCTTGATTTAACATAGACCAATCGACAACTTCTTTGATGCGTTCACGAAGAGTAAATCGTGGTTCCCATCCAAGCTTTCTCATAAAGTCACCAGACAAAGCATAACGCAAATCATGACCAGGTCGTGATGAATGAAAATCAACCATCTCATACTTTAATTCTTTACCTTGGCATTCTGCAATATACTTAGCAAGTTGAAGATTGTTGATTTCTTCTTTACCGACAACATTAAACTTTGGGCACTTTGCCCCACCATAATCGGGCTCATACACCAACTTCAATTGTTGTTCATTTAGATTCAATAAGAAATGGATAGCATCTGCAACATCCGATCCATGAATATAGAATCGTGAACCAGGAATAGTCTTAGTATGATCAGAGTGAATAAAGACAGTATCGTTATCTCTTACCTTTCTAATACACATAGGAATATACTTTTCTGGATGTTGTCGTGGACCAAACACATTCATAGTATGTGTAATAAACACAGGCAACTTATATGTATTCTCAAATGCAACAGCAAGTTCTTCACCACCAGCCTTAGATGCTGAATATGGATTGCTACAGTTATAACGCTCTTTCTCAGTATAATTAACACCATTTGGTGCAGGACCAAAAACTTCATCAGTTGAGAAATAGATAAATCTCTTTAAATCCTTTTGTTCACGGGCAAAGTTGAGAATGTTACAAGTACCAACAACATTGTCCATCACAAATTCCATTGGATGTGTAATAGACCTGTCAACATGACTTGATGCCGCTAGATGAATGATATATTCAAATTCACCTAGCATATTCTTAAGTAATGTGTTGATTTCAGCCTTGAGGTCATGAAAAACAACCTTGACTCTCTTACGATCTTCTTTTGGAAATACTGAAACGACACTATCAAGTCTGTTCAGATTGCCTGAATAATCAAGTCGATCCAAAGAAACAATTTCCCAATCAGTTTCTTTCAGCAACATATCAACAACATGATGACCAATGAAACCGGCACCACCAGTTAGAAGCACTCTTGTCATATTATAAACCTCTTATTTCTTATGTGAAAAATCTATACTTGCTCTTTGTTGAATGAAATCTTGAATCGCTGGATCATTCTTTTGATCTTCACGAGGAGCAAACAGTGCACGGACTCTCTTTTCTGTTGTAGCAGGAGCAGGCTGCAAATAATAAGCGGCAATACTCTTTCTAACAAAGCCTTCTGGGCAATCAATAGGTGTTGGTAAACCATGCCAAGAATTTTGTGTAGTGTCAAAGATTATAGCACGATTAAAGATATTGTCAACCACCTTAACACATTCTTTTGGTTGATTGGTTTTACTATCATGTGACCATAATTCTAGACCACCACCCCATTCTTTTTTCCAATACTTAGTCAAATATACAATGATATTCAACTTACGCTGCATACCCATTTTTGGATGTAGATTATAATCGAGATGGACATTATTATTACCGCCCTTGCTATGCATATGCCATCCACCACCATTGAGTCCATAATCGAGCACAAGGTATTGTGAATCCGCCATCATACGCATAACATCTAACATCTTTTCATTACCAAACTCCATAAATGCACGATATGTGCAAGGAGGAAATCTGTCCCAATGATTGTTTGATCTTTTATTTTCTAATGGATTCTTAAGATTATTAATCGTAGGATCATTATAATCAGGAAACTCTTCCGATAACTTATCGGCAACTTCAGGAATAAAGAAGTTGTCAATTATCACATGGTTAAATGGATAAGATATTCTAAATTTTTCCGCTATGTCATGCCAATCCAATTCACGAATCATCATTTATATCCTCTTAGTGTTTGTTGCACATCAACTGGTGAATATTCTATATTAAAGTTTTTCTTCATGTACTTAGGAAAGAACTCTGTCATCAGGTAATTCATCTCACGGAATCCATCATCTTTTGAATACGAGCTTTCCAGTCTCATATGCTTAATAGAAACATCATGGACAACATGTGCAGATGCTTGAAGATAATAACACAATACCTTATCAATACCCCAATCAGACTTCTCATACTTATAATCATTCAAAAATCTCAGAACTTTTCTGAATATATCATTTC